TAAGGAAAGAAATGAAGTTTCCCATCCTGAATACGAGTATCGATATGTCTCAGACAAGGTGGATCTTCTAAATACATATCTGTTGGTTTTCCAATCTGCATAATAAGTTGATTATTTCTATGTCCTAATTTTCTATATCTATCAATAGCAGTTTGCATTTGATCACAACCATCAGCTACAATTCGTTGACCATATGTATAAAGTTCTCCCTCTTTCTCAATTCCTGTCATTAAATATGGAAGATAATCATCTAAATATTCTCTGTCTACAGGATTTGGAATTGTACTTCCTTCTGGTAATTCTGGAATCAAACTACCTTTATCCGGATGTTTAATGTGAATAGTAATATAATCAAATTCCTTTCTATTCTGTCCAGCAAACGAACCTTGATCTATTTTGAAATTCCTTCCTTTATCTACTATTTTATACAATGTCTGAAACCAAGCATCTGGTAAGTTTGTTGCTTCGATGTTAATAGGTGTTAACATTTATTTCTCCTCTTTAATTGATTAATTCTAATGTAAATCATAGGTAGTGGTTGTGGTTTTAATTATTAAAAGTGGTTTTCCACAGAAAATAACATAATGATATCAGTTAGTTAAGAAACAAGAAACCACAGAAAGTGTCGTTTTCAATGTTTTAATCACAAAGTAATAGTAATGTACCAGTTATTAATTAAAACGTTGATATGAGGCTGTTTCTGATCACATCAAGTCGTTCGGCAAAATCGGAGCTGAGTGTTGTTTGAAGTGATTTTTCATAACATCAAAAGACTCTGGAAGTACAACTTGACTAAACCATTCTGTAATAGAAATAAGAGTAAAATCCTTTTCATCACTTCCACATATCTTCAAATATGATTTATCCTCATTGAAATAACCTAATAGTGTTCTAAAATTCCAACCATTTCCACCATGTCCCGCATATATAACTTGAATTTCTTTACCAAAATAATTAGTAATATCTTGTGCTTTATTGTATTTGATATTGTTAATAATAACATGAATATCAGGAAAGTATTTTTTAAGCAGTTCGGTTGTTTCAGTTGTTTCAGTCATCTTAAATCTCCTTAGTTAGTGTCAGTTACTTTCTTATTATGTCGTATAATAACATACTTTAGAAGTTATGTCAACTATTACTTTTGATGACTTTACGATAATGATAAAATAACAAGAAAAGCAATTGCGCCAACACCCATACCAAATTGTGATCCAATTAAACATGATACAATCAGTATAATTAATAGTTTCATTAGTTTTCCTATTCCTTTTTCTTAAAAGGATTTTCAATTCCATTCTTATCAAGAACTTTACATTTAGAACATTTTTTCTTTGTGATATGATCATGTGGACAATTTAATTTGTCAGTAATAATACATCTTGTCATTTCAACCCTCCTTAAAAAGTTCTTGTGTCATATAACCAAGATAAGAAACATTACAAATACACCAAGTATCATCTTCTTCTTTACCACTTATTTCAATATTATTCAAATCATTCAAAGTTAAATTCTTATTCTCAAAACCTGAATAAATACTTTTATGTAATTTTCCTGATGGCGTTGACAATAGAATATAAATCACATACCAATGGTATTTTCTTTCCATCATTATTCACCTATATTAAGTTTAATCTCTTCATATTTTTCAACTGATTCAATTACAAGCATTAAAACTGACTCTTCTATTTTGTTTATGTTAGTTTTATTTTTATATTCTTTTATATACGATACAGCTTCATTATATTGTTCTTCTGACATTACATTAATGATTTCAGTTGGTTTATTCACATCATTCATATCAGTCATCTTATACAGCCTCCAATTCTGATTCAGGATAAAAACCAAAACCACTACCAGAATACGAATTAAATTTAATAAATGTCTTTTCACCATCAATCCAAACTGGAACACTTCTTTGAACTTGTTTTTTAATTACTATGATATTATTCTCTTTGTATTCATCACTTGTATTCTTAAAGGTTACTTTATCATTAATATTGAATTTGTAATTTACGTTTTCAGTTGTTTCTGTCATCTTAAATCTCCTTAGTTGTTTAATATGTCTTTCTTTATTATGTCGTATAATAACATACTATGATATTAAAGTCAATACATTTGTTTATTTATTTGAAACTTTTTGCTTCATTATAATCACCTATTCCAAACGTAGTTCCATCATCACTTTCAATCATATCAAGTTTAGTTAAACCCAAACGTAACTTCTTTATTTCCAGGCAACTTCTTTTTGTATATCTTGGTATCCTTTCATACCACATGCATCACATGAGCTATTTGTTCTCCCATCTCCATATAGATCAACAGAACCAGATCCGTTACACTCAGGACAAGTTCTCCGGGTTCCATTTACACGAGCTTCGTGGTCATCAGCTCTTTCCTCTGTATCAAAAACCTCATTGTCAAACGATTTCCATTTCACAACTTCAACTTTAATTGGAACTGTCATTTTAAATCTCCTTAGTTGTAATTAGTGTTACTCTCTTTCTTTATTATGTCGTATAATAACATACTTTAGAAGTGATGTTAACATCTTTCTAACTTATTTCTAACTTATTTACATAAAAATTTTATATCCACCAAAAACTACTGCTGCAATAATAAAATACTTAAATATATCTGTTGATTCCTTTTTGTCTTTATATTTTTTTAATTCAACAGCTGACATTTTTGATTCTTTCTCTTTCTCAACTTTTTCAGAATCTTGCATCATACCACCAATAATATACAAAATAAACAAAATCACCGCTGCAATAACAAATAAACCAGTCATCATACATCTCCTTTAATTATCTAAATCTATACCAATAGCCAAACCATCAATAAAAGAACATAATCTATCAAATGTTTCTCTTTTTGTACCTAATGGAATTATAACAGTTGAAGTACCTCTTTCACTCGTTGTTTTCTCAATACCAGTTTTACCATATCCTGAATAAATATTATATCCTCCTATAGTTTTATAGTATACTGGTTTTATTATTCCAACCATACTGTTTAGTAGATCTAATCTCTTTTTTATCATTTGGATTGATATTCTTTCCATTCTTATTCTCCTTTAGAAGTAAAAAACTCTGGTGTTATCTGTATTATCCCAATTATATGAAGATGTTGTTTCATTATAATTATAATCGCCTATGCCAATTGTAGTTCCATCAATACTTTCTATCATATCAGATTTAGTTAAAAATCTAAATCCATTATAGTTTCCTGTATCAGTTAATATTTCTTCTAATAGGAATTGTAATGATGACCTTTCTGATGACATATCATCTTTTGTGTTTAATAGGCTGTTATTTATTTTTTGTTTAATGTCTTCAACTTTAATTGTTTTCTTCATCTTAAATCTCCTTAGTTGTTTAATATCTGTGTTACTCTCTTCCTTTATTATGTCGTATAATAACATACTAAGATATTAAAGTCAATAGGTTATTTTGTTTTAATTTACATATCTGATATAAAAGTCATAAAAAACCCAATTAGCATCTCTTTATGAGATAGTTACTGGAAATTATTCCAAGCTAATTGGGTATTATTAAGTTTATGCGCTTACTGGTTTCTTCTTAATTCCACTAAAACCACATTCTCTTTTAGAATTCAACATTACTTTTAGATATTTACAACCTTCTTTGACTCCATCTCTTTTAGCATTAGGACATATAAAAAAATTATTACAAGTAAAACCACATTCTTTCTTCAAATTAGAGTTCCTTATTGATTGACTTATTTAAGGTAAATTAACTATGAATTATTCAATTCATTATACAACTCTTCATTCTCATTTTCAAGTTCATCATTATCTTCTATCAAAGCTTCAAGCTCTTCAGTTAAGTTAAACACTTCATTATATAATCCTTCTATTTTATGATTTTTCATGATAACCAATGCCAACATATCTTCAATTGTTTGTTCGAGTGTTTCTCTTGATGCTTCTTCCATGAGTGTTCCTCTTGATGCTGCTTCCATGACTGTTCTCCTCGTTTAGGTTTGTGATGCCGAGTTTGGAATCCAATACAATTCCTCATTATCGTTTTCAAGTTCATCATTCTCTGCCATCAATCCATCAACTTCTTCATTAAGACTTGATACTTCTTCATTCAAATTTTGTATTTCATTATTTAATAAGTCAATAGTAATTTCAGTTTGAGTGATATAATCGTTTTTTCTTTCTATAATCTCAAGTAGATCATTTAATGATTTAATGAGAACTTCCTTTGGAACATTTTGTAATTCATCTTCTGTAAAATTTATCATTTCATCAGTCCTCTTGTTCTCTAATGGAAGGGATATTCAGAATTAAACTGAAAACTTTTGGGTCAAATCCAAATGTGATATCATTTCACCATATCCCAACAAGTTCATCTTTTTAGCAATATGTATGATAAGGAAACTCAATTATAACATTTGTTGACGACGTTTCAACTGTAATATTCTTAAACTCGAGATCTGTAATGACTTTTCTTATTTTTGATGCAACTGATTCCGCTTTATCACATATCCAAAATTTGTGTTGCATGTGAGTTTTACGTCGATTAGAATACACTTTTACACAATCAATTTTAATAGTTTCTCTAATTGCCGATAAAACATCTTTTCTTGTTTCCATATTAAATCTCCTAAGTTGTAGTTACTTTCTTATTATGTCGTATAATAACATACTTTGTACTATTTGTCAAGAGGTTTTCTATATTCACTTTGTAACTCTTCATCACAAAGGTCAACATTACTAAGATCAATATCACGGAGATCAGCACCACGGAGATTAACATATTGGAGATGTACATTATTAAGATCAACACCACTGAGATTAACATACCTAAGATCAGATCTACGAACGTCTACATTATTAAGATCAGCACCACGGAGATCAGCACCACGGAGATCAGCATACTTAAGATCAACACTACGTAGATTAACACACTGTAGATCAGCATCACGGAAATCAACATACCTAAGATCAACACCACGGAAATCAACACTACGGAGATCAGCTTTACTAAAATCAGCACCACGGAGATCAACATGTTGATTTACTGCTAATTCAACACAATGTTTAATATTTTCTGCTTCTGATCTAAATAAATTATAATCAGTATATCTGTGTTTTATTTCAATTATTTCCATCTTTAATAACCTTAGTTGTAGTAAGTTAGTTTCTTATTATGTCGTATAATAACATACTTTATTCTATTTGTCAAGTGCTTTGTTTGTATTTATTTTAGAAATGATATAACCTGAATCTATTTTTTACTTTTGATTCATATTATATCATATTTTCATTTACTTATATTTAATCACTTTATCTTTCGTCTTAAAATCAGCTTTTCTCATAATTGTTTTATGAGTTACAATGAATTCTCCATCCTTAAACTTAACCACAACCGGAAGGTTTAAGTCTTTAGAAATATCTTTCAATACAACTTCAGTTCCAACTGCATCCTGTAAATTTTTACCCTTTGCTTTTTTGATTTTCTTAAATAATTTTTGGAGTTCAGAAATAGCAATTTCAGGATCATTTCTTGAATCATTCAGTCTATCAAGGAAATGCTTAGTGAATTCAATATCTAGATTATATTTGGCAAGCAATCTATCAGCAAACTTCTCTAGATCATCTAATTGTGTTTTAGTTACCTTTTCGAGTAAATCAGTATATGTTATCATATCATTTCATTTCCTTATATCATTCATCACATTCATCAATGAGAGATTTCATTTTAATAAATTCTCTCATTATTTCTTTACATAATTTTAATGCTAACGGACCTTTCATCGGTCTATAACCCGCTTTATTTTTTAATAAATCAATACATAATCTATTAGCTCTGATAAACTCTCGCATATCTTTACTTATAGCCGAAATCATATATTGATATTCCTTCATAAGTCATCCTATTTGGTCATCTGGTCATTTGTTATTTATTTTCCTAAACATGTCTTTGTATTTTAAGTAAAAACTTTTATTTTTATTCTCTGGTTTTCTTGCCCATGTTGTGATTATTTCATCACCAATATGAGTCTTATACCATTGTCTATGCTTTCTGACTTTTGTGTGTAAAGTCCAAAATAATTTTTCATCATGATCACATGAAAAAATATCACTTCCACAAGGCATTTTTCCATATGGACCTGTCGGAACATTTCCTGTTACTGTTGATTCATCTAACTTAGTCATATTATCCTTTTTGTACCAAATAATGCTAAAATTATTTCTAATAGTTTCATTATTATTTATCACCTTATGATCTCTTAATACAAGTTAGAACAAATCATCTAACTTAGTTTCTTTTCTACTTAATATTTCATAACCAGCACGTTCAGCAATTGTTTTGATTACTTGGAAGAATACTTTATCAAACTGTTTATTATAATCAAAGTATTTTATGATTTCTTCTCTATTAGGAATTCTCTTTATCCAACCAAATACATTTTCATTACCAAAACAATTAGGTTGAGTAAAATATCCAAATCTTATTTTCTCACCGTCACTCACTAATGGTAAATTGATATTATGTCTCTTAATATAATCGTTGTACAGAATCGCAGCACGAACCGCAATCGGCGTTCCCTTCGAATAGTTAGTGGTCTTGTTGACATATTTTTTAACATTAGAAACTCCCCTTGGGAATGAAATCTCTTCAGGTGTCATTTCCATAAACTCTGTTTTAACTTCATTAATATAATCTTGAATAGTTTCTGGATTATACATTAACCTTTTAATTGATTCTTTCAAATATGGTTTAATAATTTTAGGAGTAGATGAACGAACAATTTCAATTCCAGTTACTTTCATTTTAGGTTCAGCATATCTTACACCTTCATCATCCCATAACATATAAGCGTAATGTTTTTTCGAGACGAGAAGAAATTTTTCAATTATCTTCTCCCTTTTCATAAACATTTTATTTTCATTAGCATTTACATAAACAGCAAGTTCTTCATAAATTCGTTCTATCTCAGGCTCGATAAATTTTATCGAAAACTTATCAATATAGTCTACAATCTTTTTTGGTTCTTTTTCTTTTATCCCATCAGCAACAAAATCTAAAGTATAGAAAAAACTATCAGTATCAATATATAGAAATTTATTTTCTTGATTGAATCTCTCTTTTAGAAATAAGGATAGTCTATCAGACGCCCATCTAATTGCTAACTGACCAGACATAGTAATCGCCTTAGCCATTCTTATATCATAATATCTAAAATACGGAGAAGCAAGCGCTCCGTACGCGGAATTCAAACTTAATTTTAAAGCCAATTGTTTATTATTTAATCGTGAAATTTCACTTGACAAAGCATCAGAAGGTGTTGATTCAAATAGTATTTTATTTTTAATCATCCTCTTCTTAACTTCTTTTCTTTTAACATATAACTCTTCCATTAAAATAGGAAATAAACCTTTTATGTCTTTTCTAAAATACTGACCAGATCCAGACATTATATATTCAGGATTACAATTGAGTTTTCCTTCTAATATTCTTATATCAATTTCAACCTGATTTACATCTTCACAATCAGCAACAATAGTTTCTATAGAGATATTATGCTGCATAATAAGATGAGGATATAGTGAAGCAAGATCTAGAGACACAACCCAATCATAAATTCCAGGAATAGGATCATGAACATACGCACCAGGATACGATTCTTTCTTAAAATGCTTCTTGGGAGGAATAACAATATTATCTTTCTTTAGATAATTAAAAATATTACAATCCCAAGTTTTAATGGGACTTAAAACATCTTCAAAGTTTACTTTAGACATATAAGCCATAGTAAATACTAACTCAATCAACTTTAATTTATCATCTAATTTAGAAATCAATTCAACATCGTAAATATTATAATCAGTAGCAAGTTGTCCATCTTGAATATAAAAATCTTTTAAGTTATCAAACTCTTGGTAATCTACTTTCTCTTCGCCCAATTCTTCTTTACAAATAGCATCAAGGGAGAAAGATTCTCTACCTCCAGGAATAAACTTCTTAAATAATTCGATATAATCAAGTATCTGAACTCCTTGTATAGTTACTTTAGATTCAATCTTCCCATATTTATTTTCTTTGAAAGCATACTTTACAACCCCAGATGGAGATAGTTTTTTCAAATATGTCGAAGGTAATAGTTTATCAATTCTATGCAACATATATGAATCATCAAAACCTCGATTAAACCAGCCGATTAGAACATCTGGTCTATAATTTTCAAATAGTTTTACAAATGCTTTTAGTAAATCTTCTTCTGTATTAAATTTCTTAAATCTAATCTTAGAAGGATCGACATCTAAAACAGTTTTCTTTGGTTCATAATCAACTAAACTAAAAACCCAGAAGATATCATCTTTAGTATCTTTAATTGTAATTCCCACGACTGGTACTTTTGCGTTTTCTGGTTTAGGAAATCCATTTAAGTTAGGATCATCATATATGTTGATTACTTCTATATCGTATATAAATGTTCTGATTTGTTTTGTATCATAATTAATCTCTTCGGGATATTCTTCTGATATAAATTGATAATTAAAAGCAATATCACCATAGAAGTCGAGTGATTTCTTATAAGAATATTTATATTCATTTGCTTCCGTAATAGAACCGAAATTTAATTGCTCTACATCTTCTCCAAATAAAGTTTTATAACCAGACTTTATATTTGATTTAACAAATAAACTCGGACAAAATTCTTGTCTATCATATTTTTTAATTCCATCCTCATAATATGAATGACATATTTTACCTTTACAAACTTCTACTGATGTATAAAAACGAGGATTATTGGTTGTGTCTGTCATAGTTTTCCTTTTGGTTTAGTTTTATTATATCATAATACTAACATAATTTGAAGAGATTGTCAATAGATTATTAAGATATTTTGTCTATACTGTATTTCAGTGTAAATCATAGTCAGTGGTTGGGAAATATAGTGAGTTTATTTCCTAAAAATGGTTTTCCACAAAAAATAATCTAATGAAATCAATTAGTTAAGAAACAGAAAATCATGGAAAATGACGGTTTTTTATTTTCTAGCAATAACTGGTACATTAGTATTACTTTTAGATTAAAACGGCGCTAAGAGCTCGTAATTGAGAAAATAAAACTAAGATATTATTATAATTTTCTTAGTTTGAATCTTGCTAAAGCATTCAAGCCCTGGAAGGTATTTTCATTAATAATAGTCATCAATTCTTCTTTTGAATAGCCTTTAATTATTGCTTCATTGAGATCCTTAAAGTCAGTTACCCTCGGCCACAAGACAGTTTTATAACCTTGTCTAATTATTCTTTCTTGAAATTTATCTGTATACTTGTTTCGGAAATCATTATCTATAATACAAATCAAATTATCTTTATGTGTATATTTCAAAATAGCATTAATATTTGACATTGAACCTGAAACGGAAATAGCATTATCAATTAAAATAGAATCGAATGCTCCTTCTGTGACAAAAACTGGTTTAGCAAAATCAACAGTATCTAAACCATATAGGAGATCTTTTTCTTTATCCGTCTTATGAGTTATTACTTTTGGATCAGCATAATCGATACTTCTTCCTTGTATAGCAAATATTTTACGATATTGATTATAGAATGGGATTACTATTCTTCTATCAGAATCTGATTTATAATTAACAGCTCCTTCTTCTATATCAGTGTTAAGCCATTCTGAAAAATTCTCAGAATAATAAAATTCATTGATTATATTAATAGGGAGTTTTCTTCGTCTGAGATATAATGAAGCTTTATGTTCAATAGGGAGATCTTTTATCTTTAATAAATTTAGACTGCTATACTCTTGAGCAAATAAATCTATATTAGATTGTTTAACTGGAATATACGAATTAGCATCAAACTTCTCTTTGATATAATCTGAATAATAATTTGGGAAATGTATTTTGAGGAAGTATTGGAAAGATGATGAGTAATCACAATTGAAGCATTTGATATTGAGATTGTTTTTATATTCTGTCGCCCAACCTCGTTTCTTAGTTTCAGATTGCTGTGAATCCAAACACACTGGACATCTGAAATTATATTTATGACTTCCTTTATCAGTGAATTGGTCCAAAGGAAGATATTTTAGATATTTTATTTGAAGCCAAAGATTAGTCATTAGATATCATACATCCATAAATTTATAAATAAAAAAAATAAAAAAATAACAATGTAAACGATGTAACCAATAATATACAAAAGTGAAATATCTTTTTTCTTTTCACTTATAGTTTGTGATTGAATATCATATATGGGATATACAAACCATTTAGCTTTATAATTTATTAAAGGGCTTTTCATAATATTTCCATAATGCAAACAATATAAAATGAAATTAATACTAATGAAGTAAACACAACAAACACACATGATAATATAATTTCATCACCAAAACTGTTCAAGTTATACCTCAACCTTTTCTTCCGGGTTTCTAATATTCGCCCAATCTAAAATTAGTTTTTTGAAAGTGTCAGTTTGTGATCGGGAATTTGTTACAGTATTCTTAAAATTAACTCTTACTCCACCACCTCGACCAATGAAATAAAACAGTTTAGGACCTTTGAAAACTTTATACTTAGAGGAACGTGTTTCAACTTCCTCAAACCCCTTTTCATTAAAGTACAATACAAATTTCTGTTTCAGTGTAGTATTCTTAAACATTTTCTTAGCCATCTTAAATCTCCTTATAACTCTGAAATCATATAAACTGCTTTATTGAACCATTTTGGACAGTCTCGTTTAAGTTCTATTAGGGCATTAATAACTTCTCTATTTGATGTTATTACGAGTTCATTTTTTTGATCTATGTTTATTTTTATATACATAGCAGTTAAATCTACAAATGAACTCATCTTAAATCTCCTTAGTTGGGTTACTTAGTTTCTTTATTATGTAGTATAATAACATACTTTAGAAGTAAAGTCAATACATTTATTTTACCTTAAATTTCTCTTTGAATTGAGAAGGAGTCATTACTACATCTTTAATTTCTGGATGAAAAAAAGCACCACAACCAAAACATTCAGTCTCTTTCTCATCAAATAAATAATCACCACATAAGTTGCAAGCAAATTCAAGTTCGTCAGTTCCATCATCTAAAATTATTCTATTTGTACTTTCTGCCATCTTTAATTCTCCTTAGTTATATTAAGTTAATTTCTTATTATGTTTGTATTATAGCATGAGTTTATCATTATGTCAACTACTTTGTTTGTTTATTTTCACATTTATTTTATTTATTTCGATGATAATATAAAATCCATACTCATTAAATCATCCGGTATTTCTATCAAACAAGAGATTTTTCCTTCACTTGTTTCACAATATCTCGATAAAACACTTTGAGGATATGAAGTAAATGATCCGTATGCTTTTTTATGACATTGATAAACCGAACCAGAATGTCCATTGAAATAATAATAGTTATCATCTTCAGTAACAGAAACAATACCACTATTCACTTTCCATGAGTCTCCATTAAGATATCCTCCCACAATAGAACCAAATATTCTATAATGAGGATCATCACTATCAATTTTTAGAATTGCCCACGATGTTGGAATAAAAGACATCATATATTCTCCTTTGTTCTTCATTGAGTTAATCAATTATTTCTTTCCATTCCATCTTATACTCTTCAATAACAGTCTCATCAGGTCCTATATTCCAAGGTGATGTAGTTTTTTCAATCTGGTCATATTTTGTTCTGTTAAAGAACTCACAATAAGCGATATGACATTGTCTGTAAATATACTGTAATCTTTCTAGACCACCAAGACTAATAAGTTTATCGTAGAATTCAGTATTTGTTTTGTATATTGAAGGTTTTCTTGCCGACTTCAATATTGTAATCTTACGAGCTCTTGCTCTCTGAGTTTCTTTTACTTCTCTTTTGAGTTCAACGGATTTCTTTTTGTCAACCATATCTGACATCTTTAATTCTCCTTAGTTGTTATTGTATGTTCTTTATTATGTCATATAATAACATAGACAGAATATAATGTCAACACTTTTCTTTTTTTAGTTTTATTTATTTGGATTTTGTTCAGGAAGGATGTGGGACGATATATTATATTTTATTGTGGTCGGAATGAGAGGATTTGAACCTCCGAAACCCCTCGGACCCAAACCGAGTGCTCTACCACTGAGCTACATTCCGAAAATTAATGTGTTGGTTATTAGATTTACAATGGGATGATCAGTTCCCAACCTCCTGCAATATGTTTCAATCACTCCAACCCTCAATCTAATAACTTACACACTTACACACTTACTAACACTTTTCTTTCTTATCGAGCATTGTATCTCGACCTTCTTGTAATGCCTTTATAAAATCATTAATATGTTCTTCTTCTATGAATAAAAACTCTTGTTCTACTTCAATATAACCAAGGAAAATAAGTCGAAAACAATATTTAATTTTCTTATATTGTCTGGTAAACCAATTATTATATCCCCAATATATAGAAGTCTCTAAATTAGAATATATATGCAATCCCAAAATGTCTTCATCTACTTCTAATTCAATAGTCATGTCATGTTCTGGATCAGTACAATCACATGCAACTCTATAAAAAACCGATTTATCAAATTCATGAATCTTCATCACTCTGAACATATATTTCTCCTTAACTCATTTTCTTAAACCCTTTACAATTAGTCATAACTCGAAACAATATTAAATTAAACCGTTTACAGTTACCATAAGCCGTCTTTGATATTTCAGTCTCTCCTTGTGATGAAAACTTACAATATCTACAGTCTTCTACTTCTTTATCTTCAGTCATATTAAACCTCCTCTAATTCAATTACTTCTGAGAAACAATATTCATCTTCTTCACCATCTCGGTCACATCCAAAGAATGTTTCTTCCATGATATCTGAAAATGAATCAACCGAACACCATCCACCTTCATCTAATGTTACTGAAACAGTTTTATCATTCTCAATAATGTCTATCATTGTTTGTCTAATTTCATCATCCATTTCTCTAATCATCATAAATATCCTTAATATTGAGAGTTACTATAATATACTTTAGAACTATTGTCAAGTGTTTTCTTTTCTAAATTTCAACCCATTTACTTGAAGTAGGGATTATTTTATTCTTAATCAATGATTCATATTGTTTTTTAGTTACTTTTGTTGAGTTCTCTTTTGAAGTTGTTTCACCATGTCTCATATTAGGGCTGAAATAGTATATGTTCCGGTTTCTTGTCCCCACCCATTTAATAATTCCCATCTTAAATCTCCTAAGTTATTGTCTTATTATGTCGTATAATAACATACTTTAGAAGTAATGTCAACATCTTTCTAATTTTATTTTATTTAACCCAAAAGAACTTCCTTTCCAATTTGATATGATTCATTAATTTCATCCCTTGTGATATAAGATTCACATTCAAGACATTTATGTGAATAAGATTCTCCATCTACAGATATAATATCTTTTCCCAAACACACTACTTTTTTTGATCCACAATTCGGACATTTTTTCATATTATTCTCCTCTTAATGCAGGTTATTATCGATGATTATCTCATATACATTGAAATCTTTGTCCCAAAGGAATTTGATTAATGATTCTATATTTTCCAAAAGCTTCGGATGAACTAAACTAGAGTATTTATATACTGCTAAAAATACATTTTCAGATGGTTCATCGAAATCATAATCAGACCAAATTTTACAGTCTTCAGTCTCACCATTCACAAATGCAGAAATTATGTCTAATATATCTAATTGTCTTTCTTCATCTACAAAATCAAAATCAGTATCATCTGGATAATCATTGTGTATTATTTCTGTGATTTCACTGTTACACAGTGAAATTCTAAAATCATTTATGTCCATGTTTAATCCATCCTTACTTAGGTATTATGTTTTCTATATTTAGAACAATTTGGATTTTTACAAAAATAATAAGCAGAATCCCAACTCACTCCATTAATTTTAACTTCCTTTTTAGCAATATTTTTCTTTGAAAGAAGTGATTCCATACTACTTGGTATTTCCATGATAACATTTATAGACATATAAAGTTCTTCATTGCAATTATTACAAATCATATCAAGAAACTCCCACTTTTTTCTGCTAAGGTTTTCATTTTATTTTTCTGCATGAAAATCGCTATATTCATAAAATTCGATTTAGGTTCTTGTGAATTATATTCAAATACAGTATCTGTCCAAATTTCTGCGGGAATAGTATCTTTACTCAACTCAACTAATTGTTTGTTTCGTTCATAATTATCAATCAAATTATATTTAATAACATATTCTTCAATTCCAAGATCATATATTTCCTTGAGAACATTCTTCGTAATACGTTTCTGTCTTTTACTTGAGTCAACAAAAACATTATCATCACTGAGAATATTAGGAATACCATCAGTTGCATCTCCTCTAATCACATGATCTAAAAGATAAGCATATGGGTCTTCTGTTTTCTTAAACTCTTTTGAAATTGGATCAAAAAGAGTTATATTTGGTGATTTTAACATTTGTAGAAAATCCTTGTCCCGAGATACAATAGTAATCTTTTTTCCTTTAAGATGTTGAACAAGAACAGCTATAACATCATCAGCCTCAGCATTCTTAACTTTAATCACTTTATATGGAAATGTTTCTGTTATCTCTTCTACAAATTGATTTACAACAGTATAAAATTCTTTAGCATTAAAGTCTTTTTGTTTCTCTCTATTAAGAACTCTTTGTGCTTTATAATATTTATAAGCATCTTTCCTCCATGAGCGGTCATCAATTGCAAGAACAATTTCATCCGGTGCGAACTTATTCTTTAAGCTTAATATAGAATTGAGAAGAAAGAATCTCCATACTTGATATTTTTCTTTATCATTCTTAAGTGACTTATCGAAATGAACACTTCCAAAATATGATGAATAAATAATATTACTAAAATCAATTATCATTATATTAGAATATGATTTAGGTTCTGGTAATTCGCCTTCTTCGCGGAAGAGATCGTCTAGATCCATGGTTATATTTCCTCATTATGTTTTAGTATTTTAGAATGATCTATAGTTTTTATTACAGTCCATGGTGGGCATTCACCTTTACAAACAACTCTACTTATTGATTCTGGTCCATGGTAATATCTAGTTTTACCACCACAATATGGACATTTTCTTATTGGAGTCATCTTAAATTTCCTCTATTACAATTTTGAATTCTTTATAGTAAGTATTTTGTAAGTTTGCTTTTAATGCTTGTTCTGCTGACTTTAGAGTAATATATTTTCCAATAGTCCAATCACATGGTTCTCTTTCATCTTCGATTATAAATCTCCAAGTATGATCTTTTATTACAACTTTATATTTCTTTTTAGAATTATGTTTTCCTTTAGGTTTAGCAATTTGTGGATCAACTTTTGAACGTCTAAAATCCTTTCTAATGACAGATGACTCTGTATAATCTGATGGCATAAATTCTCCTCTAAAACTTAGGTAGGCAGGCTTTTAATAACTTGGTTCTTCTTATCTCTATAATCTCCAATTGATACTTTAATTATTTCACAATTATATTTTCCACCTCTATAATCTTCTTCCTTATCGGCATAATAAATAGCATCATTTTCAGTTTGATAAATTCCAACTACATAACTATGACTCTCTTTATTAGCCCATCTATATGCTGTTACTACGAAAACTTTATTATCATCTTTGATCATTCACTACTCCTATTCTGGTTGTAATTATTATTCATATGCCCTGAAATATGAAGATAAATCATTTGAATATTCATCATCATACATGGAATTTTCTGTAACATCAATTTCTTCATCAGTATTTTCAGTATTTTTTGTGTTTTTAGTATTTTTTGTGTTTTTAGTCATCTTGTATTCTCCTTAGTTGTCTGTTTCTTTATTATGTCGTATAATAACATACTTTGATCTATTTGTCAACATCTTTCTGACTTTATTTGACTTATTTTTAATATATGTATTAAAAAAGAAAAATCTTCCAAAATTATAAAA